CGCCGAGCAAAGGCGGGCAGGAAATGCTGCAAGCAGTTGCAAGCATTCCTGCAAAAGTTCTCGGCTCAGAAATGGGATTACCACCGGTTACTGGCATTGGACCGGCTGCGGTATTGGCTCCTGCTGCTATCAAGCAGGTAATTCCGACTGTGGTAAAAGTCGCACAAACGTCAGTGAATGGCGTTCGCAAAGTGGCTGACTTTGTTGCAGAAGTAAAATCTACACGGCAACAGATGGCAGATCAGTTTGCTCAGAAAAAAGCACCTATTGTTCCTTCTGTTGTTGTGGCTGAGGAAGCGTCACCGATGAAGGGCGGTGGTGCAGCAGTAACAGAAATGAATCCTTACAGTCCATTCCCGAATGAGGAGCCATCTCGTGGTGGCCCTTTTTCATTGATAAAAACTTCAAAAACTGCCGAAGATTTAAAACTGCCACATCAACAGCAGGTAGTTAATATTGCACAGGAAGTATTGGGACCTGATGCAGATGTTCGTCCAGGCGTTGTTACTCAAAATTTAAATACTTTAAAAACAGAACACACCGAAGCAAATCTTGCAAAGCCGACACCGCGTAGCGAGTTGCTTAAGCATCAAATTGCAAATGAACAAACAGCATTATCAAAATACGCAGAAAATCGTATAGAACAGACTGGCGCCGACACTACGTTGGTTGATCCGTATGCCAGAGGTGAACGAATCAATAATGCTTTTTCTGGACGTTATGACAAAACAACGGGTGAATTTGAAGGTTTAACCGGGTTTTTGCAAAAAGAGAAAAGTGCTTTATATGATGAGGTAAAACGCACAGTTGGAAAAAATCCAATTGAAAGCAGCACGATTGAAAAGCTATTAAACAATCCGCAATTTAACTCTACCGCAAAAGCATCAGGAATAAATTTAGAAGGTTTTAAAGAACTTTTGCAACAACACAAAACAACAGGTTTTGAAAATGCTGTTGCAAATTCCATTAACAGCATGGAAGAATTTAGAAAATCAATTAACAAAACATGGTCGCCAGATAGAAAATATTTTATTGGAAGAATGGTTAATGCTATTGATGAGGATGTTGCCAACGCAGGTGGTCCCGGCTTACTTAAACAAGCCAGAAACTTGCACGAAGCAGAAAAAAAATTGTTTGCTTCCAAAGGCATTAAAACCATGTTTGGAGAAATCGATCCAAACGGCGTGCAGACTGCAACTAAGTTTGAGGATATACCCAAAAAACTAAACAGCCTTGGCACTGACGAATGGAAGCATATCTACGATACCGCAGATCAACTTTCAAAAGGTAGGGTGCGTGGTGTTGGTTTTGAACTTGAAGTGCCGCCAGAAATAAGGCAAGCCGCACAATCTGCTAAGAATGAAATGCGCGGAGCTATAGCGCGAGAAATTTACGAAGCAGGCGCAAATAAACTGGGAGTCTGGAATCAAAACTCGGCCAATAAAATAATGAATGCTCGCTGGCAAAAAATAAAATATTCTTTTGATCCAGAAGAAGTGAAAAAGCTGCACACATTAAACTATGCCGGTCAGCTCATGCCAGGCGTCCATGCTTATGAAGGTGCCGCGCTGCAAGGTCAGCGGGTGCAGGGAATTATTGAAAGCAATTTAGGCAAGCTGGGCGCTACTATTGGAGGGTCTGCGGGTGGCGTTATTGCAGGACCGCCGGGTGCTGCTGCTGGTGCTTACATGGGCGGTCAACTCGGATTAAAGGGTGCCGCAGCAATTGAAGCCAAAGCACTGCAAAAATCAGCAAAACAACTGCAACAAGAAATGAGACGCAACGCTCAGCTTGGTAAAAATAACATTAAGGACATTGGCAAATAATGGCAACCACCAACGAGATGGACGTGCGCCTGACCTCGCACGAGGCCGTGTGCGAGCTGCGCTACGACAGCATCAATGCAAGGCTTAAACGCATTGAACAGATAGGAATCAGCGTTGCCGGGTTTATCATCGCCTTACTCCTTCACATCGCACTGAAAGGTTGACCATGAAAACGCTATTGCTGCTGGCCCTGCTATCCACCAACGCGCTTGCGGGTGGCGTTAAACTGATGATGTGCGATGGCGAGTTTGCCTTGTGCGCTGCCTCGGCCAGCGTGCCTACCGGCAAGACCATCCGCGTGGACGGTAAAGAGTTTCAGGAAGGCATGGCGGTGTGTCCGGTGCTGACCGGCAAAGCCGTTGCTAATTCAGATCTGATGAAAGGCAGTTGCAAAGCACCGCCGGGTAAAGTCTGGTCGTTGTTCTCGACGGTTACCGCTTATCCGCAAGCCCCATCATGGGCGGTCGTCACCATGACCCCGCGCACGTTTACCACCACGACCGAGGCCGGTGGCGGCATGAGTAACCAATGGTCGTTCCTGTGCGCCAAGCAGGTTAAAAAGGTTAACGGAGTGCAGCTCGCCAACTGCTACGGGCCAATCAACGAATCGCCGTGGAATAACGGGCATGTGCCTCCAGGCACTATGTCTTTTACCGCTGCGCCGGTTGGGGCAGCAAACCCTGTCGGCGGGAATGTGCCGGGTAAATGAATCCTCTATTGCTCTCCGGTATTTTTGACATCAGCAAGGGGCTGATCGACCGGTTGTTTCCAGATCCGGCAGCTAAAGCGGCGGCGCAGTTGGAGCTTCTCAAGATGCAGAATGCCGGGGAGCTTGCCCATCTTGCGGCCGAAACGGATCTGGCAAAGCTGCAAATCCAAACCAACATCGAAGAAGCCAAATCAACGAATTGGTTTGTAGCTGGCTGGCGCCCTGGTATCGGATGGGTATGCGGTGCAGGACTGGCGTATGCCGCACTGGTCGAGCCGTTTGCTAGGTTTGCAGCCAAAGTATGGTTTGGTTATGTTGGTGAGTTTCCGGTAATTAATACTGACCTGACGCTGCAGATTTTGATGGGCATGTTGGGACTAGGTGCAATGAGGTCGGTTGAAAAAATCAAAGGTGGGGAGAGCAGCAGATGAAAGAGAAATTAACTTTTGTTGTGACAACAATGGTTAGTTTTACTCTGTGCATCGTCATCGCCGGTATGGTATTTGCATTGTGCGTTGGGTTGTTCGACAAAGAAGTGAATAACGAGGACATTTTCAAGCTACTAGCACCTGCGTTTCAGACCATCATCGGCGGGTTTATTGGACTGCTGGCGGGTATAAAATTCTCAAGTGGGGATAACGATGCTAAGTAATTTTCCGTCGTCACTGGCGCTGGTTCTCAAGGCCGAAGGTGGTTTTGTCGATCACCCGGCAGATCCCGGTGGAATGACCAATTTGGGTGTCACTCAAAAAGTCTGGCGCGACTGGGTTAAGCGCGGCGTTGACGAGGCCGAGATGCGGGCGTTGACCCCAGAGCAGGTGGCGCCGATGTATAAATCCAAATACTGGGACGCTTGCAAGTGCGACGACCTGCCGAGAGGCGTTGATTACGCCGTATTCGACGCTGCGGTAAATATGGGCCCAGGACGCGCTGCGAAGCTCCTACAAGCTGCGCTAGGTGTGACTGCTGATGGAAGTATCGGCAGGGCCACGATAGCTGCTGCGACCGCTGCCGACCCGTCGGATCTGATAGAGAGTTTCAGTTATGGCAAGGAAGCGTTTTACCAGTCCCTGCCGACGTTCGGAACTTTTGGCAGGGGCTGGTTTAACCGTGTGGCGCGGGTTCAGACGGACGCCGGAAGGATGCTGGCTTAGCATCAACCAGCACCTCGCGCAGTTTTAACAACCAGATCCCTTGTTCGTAAGACAGCCTCGCCTGATGGTGCCCGTAGGCCCATAGCTTGACCGTATTAGTCAAAACGCCAAACTTACGCGCAACCGTTCGATATGGCACTCCCATCCCGTGGATATCCACGAGTATCGTTTTCCAATCTTGAGCCTCGCTCATTTCTCCTCCCGCATTGCGGCGTCGATAGCCGCGTCCATCATCGGCGTTACCAATTGCTTAAGCTCCATCAGGCTAAGTCCTTGATTACCATCATCTACCTGAATTCCTGCTTTTAAAGACAACCCAAACTTAACGCTCATTTCACACCTCCAACCGATCAATCTGCAACTGCAGCGCCACGGTAATTTCCTCAAGTCTGTCTGTCATCTTGTTGAGTGAGCAGTTCAAATCAGAGTTACCTTCCCGCGCTACTTTTTCTATTGGGTATTTTTCATCACTTTGTGATGTAATTTGTTGCAAAGTAGTAAACAATCTATCGCAAACATCCTGCAATTTATTAATCCTCTGATCCAGTAAATTCATCGCCAAACGAATCGGTTGGGTTGGCGTTGGTGCCGCCGGTTGATGTCTGAATCTCTCGTCTTGCATGGCTTTCTGTTGCTGTTTTATTAGGTGGTCTTGATACTCTGATGGATCCATTTTCGCTCCGTATTGATACAACTTTGATTCGTTCATGCGTCCACCTTCAGCGCGGCGGTTAGTCTTTCAATCCTTTGCCGGTTATAGACAACCGCACTTTCTGCGTAATCTGCTGCCGTTTCTGCAATTAACAAATCTCTTCTAGCCTCCTCCAGTTCTTGCGCCATCATTTCTTCAACCGATGGCAGTTTATACAACTGCTTCATCCATTCGAGAATGTTCATTTCCGTCCCTCCGCCATATATCTGTTGTATGCCAGCGCCAGCTCCGAATCGGCAGCTCGCCATGCGGTATTAGCCGCACTTGAGTGTGTCTGCAAATACTTTTGTCGGGCGAGCATAAACTTCGCAAGAACAACTTTGAATTGCGTTAGCGTCATCTTTTTTTGTTTATCAATTATGGAGGTCATCAATAAATTTCCTTTAAAATTAACACATATTTGGGGTGTCGCAACTTTCTCAAAGCTTTCAACTCTATTTGCCGTATTCTTTCTTTAGTAACTTTGTGTATTTTCCCAACGTTTTCGTATGTATCGTCATTGCTGAATCTTTCGTGCAGAATTTCTTTTTCTCGTGGATTTAAAGAACTCAAAACCTCATTCACTATTGTTGATGTCTCTGCCGCCAGCAACAAATCTTCCGGTGATGGCAGGTAATCCGTTCTGTCTTTCTGCTCCAACAAATGCTGCACAAGGTTTGCATCTATAGCTCGTTCCCCGGTATTTGTTTTTAGCTTAATAGTAAGTTGCTGCTCTGACCAGAGGTCAAGAGGTGCAGCGCCCAGCACCTCCATCACCAGTTTTGCTTTCTGCGAAAACTCTCCGTTTTGCAAAATAGGTGCTTCTCGCATCGCAACAAGATTATTTATACTGCCCATAACAAGCTCGCAAGACCGCTCGAATTCGGCAACCGAAGCGTAACCCTGTGCCTCAATTGCCGATAACAACAAATTGTTGCGGACGCTAACCTTTAGTCGAAATTCTTTCATTTCCGTCGATTCCATTTTTTGATAGCCAGTTCTACGGACTGGCTTCCGTCCTGGTGCGGTCCGATGCACATGCACTCAGGGCAGCAGATCGCAATGATGCCGATCTCGATCTTATCTATCTCAATGTCGTCGTGGCCACAGAACGGGCAGGGATCAATAGAAGGTTTAACTTGCCGTTCATCTGCGCGGCTTGCAAAATAATCTTCGCGCTCGTTGTATTCCTGTTCCAATTGTGCAAATGCATTGCTGCTCATTTTTATTTCCTTAAAATGGAATATTTTCATCAAGATCAGAAAAGTTTTTAATTTCAATTTCTTGTTTAGGCTGCGATGCTTTTGCAAGCTCTAAAACTTTTGATTGAAACGCCTGATTGATATACGCGTGGTTCCAATACTTTCCTGTCGTTGCGTTCTTAGTGCTCGGCATAGACACGAATTCACCTTTCTGCGATTGCTGAATCCGGCAACCCTTCAATTCAAGAAACGCATCTTTACCTTCGCTTGAATGTAAAAGAATGTTGAAACTTTTGTCATGCCATACAATCGAAACGTGCATTATTTGTATCCTTTGAGTTTGTTAATCATTATGTCAACAGTCACCAGAAAAGCATTAACGGCGGTTTCCAGCCTTTCTATTTCCTTATCATCACGCTTAAACCGAACAATTAGCAATTGCAGGTTCTCCGGCAGGTCAGGCCGAAAACTGACGAAATCGCACCAGTCCCGACCTGTACACGCCATCTGCCACATCATCTGGTTTTTGTAGCCAGCCGGGACAGCTCCGGCAATCAAGTTTGCAAGGTGCGTTGCAGGTTTGGGGCACTTGATCTCTACCAGCCCGGAATTGCCCACCAGACCGTCAGGCGAGGCACCAGCGCGGTCTATCGTCGGATGGATGCATAACCCTACCTCGTCCACCGAAAAGCCTGTCTCGGCCTCATACGCTGATCTGGCTAGGGGCTCGGTTTCAGTCCCGAATTGCATGTGCTCGTTGGTAAAGCTGGAGCCCTGCGGCTTGCCGGTCAGGATCTCCGCGACGAGCTGCGCCTGGTAATCCCGGAAACCCGCTGTTTCTGGCTTCATCAGCACCGCAGAAATCATGCTGGCCGTAACCCGACCAGCGCGGGCTGCCAGCCATTCGGGGGTACCCTGGATTGCGTTTATGGTTTTCATGCTGCCGCCAGCGCTGTTTTACGGGCGTTTTTAGCGCCGGTCAGGATTGCCATGGCTACCGTATCATTCTCTGATTGCGCGGCTTTGTAGGCGGCTTTGAACGCTACTTGCAGGTCGTCCAGCGTGGGAGCAGATTCCAACGCGGCAATGTGGGCCCGGCAATCCATAACTTTCCGTGGTTTTGCGCTGCTGGCTGCGTTACCATCGTCATCTTCCGGTGCAACTCCGGTGGCTGCGCTCAAACTGTAGCGTCTGGCGTAAGTCAGAGCCGAGCCGTAACCCTGTGCGTCGGATTTTGAAACCGGCAGGGACAGAATGCCGCAGGCAATCCATTCGCCGGATGAATGCAAAATTGTTGTTTCGACGCGCACCTCGTCTTTGTCGCTGGGCTCGACGGTTTGAACGTAGGACAGGCCGTTGTTGGAAAAAGCAACCCGGATGGCTTCGACCACCGAGGCAAGATCCGCATATTTGCTTTTAAAGAACGGGTTTGCAGAGTCCTTGACTGCGCCTTTCATAGATCCTTGCGCTGCTGCCAGTGCTGCTGCCAATGCTGCAATGCTGTCTGATTTATTCATAAAATCCTTTAGGTTAAAACGAGAAAAGAACAATTAGGCAAAACCAACCCCCAACCATCGTGGCAATGCCGCAAACGGTAGCGCCGATTATTTCTAAGAAATTCATGCCATGTCCTCCGCGTATTCTTGAGCGACTTTCTCAAGAATGTAAGAATATTCGCTATCTTTAAAATGCTTCATCAGCATTTCTGTTACGTTTTTCTGCTCGCGCCGGGTGCGTTCGCGCACATCAGCGCAGGTAATACAGCCCAGATAAAGCTCAAGAAAAAATGATGCGTCGCGTTCTTCTAACAAAAACTGGTAAAGATCAAATTGCGGTTTTTTAAACTCACCTTTTTTTGGCTGTGGCCAGACACCGTAGCTCATAACGGTATCTACGATTGATTCCAGGGCCAATTCGTAGTCTCGCTCGGTCGGTGCAGGGCTTGTGCTGTAGCCTTGCAGCGGGCCGCAGACAAAGCAATCGGTTGCTCCGCACATGCAGGGTTCGCGGATCATGCTGCCACCGCCAGCGTGACTTCCGATTGCACCGAAAACTGCGAGGTAAATTTCAACACCGCAATGTCGCGTTGTGCAGCTGTCAGATTGAGATGATCTTTGCTTGCGCTTCCGTAAATTTCGTCGCGCCGTGCATCAATTAAAAACCAAGCTGATGCGCCGCGTTTGATCGTGTAATTATTTATGATGCGCGAATATTTATAAGCGGTCGGTACACTTCCTCCGGACATTCCCCATGCAATTGCACCGGCACGATCTTTTTTTGCAAGGCTGAATTTGCAGAGCTGCATTTCCATAAGTTCGGCAAGATCGAAAATGTGTTTGTCGTGCGCGGTATGTGCAAGCGACTTGCCGTTAATCTCGCCTAACAATATGTTGATGGCGTGACGGTTTGCTTCTACGATTTTAATTTTCATTTCTAGCTCCGTTTTGTTGCCGGACTCGCTCCGGCTGCGTATTACAAAACCCCCGCGTGGGCAGGGGCAGGGGAATCAAGAT